ATATATATATAAATATGTGTATTTTTAATATTTAGTGCATTGTAACGTAATAAACAAAATGTAATCATTATTTTCTTGAATCTATTTTTTTGATTTTTTCATCGCTAATCAAGTTGTTGACGGAAACTGGGGCCATAAGTTGATGTAGATGGCGCTGCTTCTGTAGCTATGGCTTTAGCTGTAGATGATTTTCTAGATTTGGAGAGGGCTTTAACTTTGGATTTTGTTCTGGTTTTGCTAACTAACACTGCCGGTGCGGAACGCATTCTTATAGACCCTTGTGTTTTATTAGGAACTTCGTTTTTATGAAGCTCTGTTATAATAAGCTTACAAGTAGGAACAAAATTGCGGATTGCTGAGCGAAGTGCATGGTTTGGATACAATATGTTATTATTTAATTCCAAACGTGTTTTGGGGTCTGTATTTTTTCCTCTTCTAAACCAACTTGAAATAGCACTCCAATCATATGTATGTCCTCCAGAGGTTGTAACTGGATCAACCATAATCTCGCCGGTAATAGGACATAAAAATTCATTTGGAAAGTCAATTTTTAATTTATAGAAAAGACAAAAATTAGCAAGCTCTGTTTTAAGAGATTTTAAAGTAGTCTTGTCTATGTTCTTTGTTTCTCTATATGGATTATCATTATGAGATGATTCAGAAGCCATTCTTATGTTGGACACAATGGTCTCGGCTTCCACAACTCGCTCTCTAAGACCACGATTTTCATTATTTGAATTAATAAGATCATGCCTTAATTGCTCGATAGTTTCTTCAAAACTTCTAATTTCTGATTGTGTAAGCTCATTTCCTCTAGTTATATTATATATTCTATCCATTCTATCCATTCTATCCATAGTAACCGGAATTGGACGGTTACGGTTACCATGGAGTCCGAGTCTAACTCTCCTAGCTCCTCTATCAGACATTTATATATAATAATAAATTAATTAAAACTAAAAAAGTAAAAAACTAAAAACTAAAAAACAATTTAAAAACAAAAAAACTAAAAACTAAATAAAAACACATTACCATTTAGTTTTACGCACATTAATTTTGGGACCTTTTTTCTTGTCTCTTATGTTTGGGTCATACATTTCTTCTTCATTATCAGAGTCTAAATTTTTACTAATTTCCCAAAACTCTTTTGACCCTAATTTAAACGTTTTATGATGGTCTGCTTTATACCAAAAAATTTGGTCGTGCAACTTATTTGATTTTGCATTATTGTTAATTACTAAACATTCATAATTTTCAGTGCACTGATCCATAACTTGACAAAAACTCTCAAATGTAGGAAACATACCAGCATAATTCTCATATATACGCCGCCTATTTGCTATGTATGGCTCGCGCAATATAAAAACGTAATCAATATTTGTGCGCAAATTGGGGGGAATACCTAAAGGATATTGCATAGTGATGACCAACATGATCTTCCAATGACGCCCATTCATAAATAACAATCTCATCATTTTATCTTTAGTCCAAGTTGCATCAAACAAACAGTCATCCAAAATTACAAAGGCTCGAGGGTCTATATTAGATTTTTTATAAACCTCTACTTCTTTTCTTATTTGTTTCATCACCGTTTTTTGCCGCTTTAAAATGTTTTCAACAATAGCTGTATTATATTCATCGTGAATAAATAGTTTAGGAACATGTTCGGCATAAAATCCGTTTCCAGCTTCTGTTCCACTAATAACAGTTCCAATTGGAATATCTTGATGATAATAAAGTAAATCGCGAACCAAATAAGATTTACCTGTGTCGCGCCGCCCTATTAACACTATTACTGGCCCTTTATTTTCATCTGGCCTAAAACTAATGGATTTTATATCAAATTTTTTCAATTCTAATGTCATTGCTAACTACTTATTTAATAAGTATATTAAATATACTTATATTTAAACTTAATACAAATATTTAAACACTATATATTTAAACACTTTATATTAAACTATTGTATTATATATTAAACTATTGTATTATATATTAAACTATTGTGTTATATATTAAAAAAATTATTATAATTAATAAATTAAATGGAGTTAAACTATAGAAAAAATAATAACAAGGAGCTTTTTGAGGCAATTAACAAAGAAGAGTTTTTTGATTTAGAAAAAGCTCAAAATTATATTCCATTATATGAACAATATTTTAATTTAAATAGCACTAATTATAATTCAATTAATTTAAACAATAAATTACAACTTGACTCTATTTTGGAAAAAGAGAGCTATAATAAATTTGTAGGAACAGTTTTAGATAATAGCAATAATAAACATACTAAAAAAATTTATGTGAAATTCAGCCCATTAGTTGATCCAGTCAAATATATGCTTGGTAAATACGATAATAGTTACAATATATTAGAACTACCCAAATTTAGTGATACAACTAATTCATCTAGTACTAATATAGACTATAATAGTCAATATAAGAAACTTGCTGATCCAAATAATTCAGCATATATTGATGGATTTTTTTCCTTTTTATCAAGTTGCCTACTAAACGACTATAATTTTTATAATGGAATAAATTATTATGGTGGATTTTTAGGAATAAAAAACAAATATAAATTGGATGTATCGGAAGACATAGAATATTTAGCTGAATCAGATCATTTTCATAATCATAGAAATAGTCTCTTCTTTTTAGAAGATAATGACAAAGTCAATTATTTTTTCAACAATACAAAAAAAAACAAAAAAACATTATTATTAAATATTAGTAATCCATTATCAATTGAAGATTTGGATTTATGTATTATTTCTAATGAGCAACCTATTTGTAAAAACGACGGTACAAGCATAAATGAAACAAGCACTAGTGTGAATGTAAGCATAAATGAAACAAGCATAAATGAAACAAGCATAAATGAAACAAGCATAAATGAAACTGTGAATGAGCTAACGAATTATGATGACACACTAACTAATAGCTGTAGTTTGACATATGAAAATCTTAATATTATAGAAAAACAGTCTCATAAATCAAGTAATATTAATACAAGTGTTAATGAAACAAGTAAGTCTGGACTAACTTGTTCTTCGCGTTCGTCTAATACAGGGTCTTCAAGTGCTAGCAATAAAACAAGTTCAACAAATAGCAATAACACAAGTAGTGGCTCTGAAAGTGGTAGTGGAACAGATAGCTCAGATTCAAATTCACTATGTGACAATATTAATTGTACTATTTCAAAATTTCCAGTTAAAATGATTGTATTAGAATGTTGCGAAGACACATTAGATTCATATATTTTAAGTAAAAAAATAAGCGATGCTGAATGGGAGTCAATTGTTTTACAAATTTTATTTACACTAATTACATATCAAAAAGTATTTCACTTTACTCATAATGATTTACATACTAACAATATTGTATATGTGTTTACGGATAAAAAGTATTTATATTATAAATATAACAATATTCATTATAAAGTGCCAACATTTGGCAAAATATACAAAATAATAGACTTTGGTCGAGCAATTTATAAATTTAAAAATAAGTTTATATGTAGTGATAGTTATTCGGAAGATGGTGATGCCAGCACACAATATAATTGCGAGCCATATTTTAATGAAAATAAGCCTCGTATAGACCCAAATTATAGTTTTGACTTATGTAGATTAGGGTGTAGTTTATTTGATTATTTTATTGAAGATTTAGATAACATTAAAAAAGTAAAGTCTTCTATTAAAAAAATTATAATAGAATGGGTATTTGATGATAAAAATAAAAATATATTGTATAAAAATGACGGCTCAGAGAGATATCCCGACTTTAAGCTATATAAAATGATAGCGCGCATAGTTCATAAACATACACCGCAAAATGTGTTGAAAAATCCATTATTTGAAAAATATCAAATTGCGAAGAAAAAAATAAATAATACAAGTGCGCTTTTTAATATTGATAGCTTAGAACCAATGATATAAACAATAACGCTTTACCTTAACTCATACATTTACTAATATTATTAGATAAACGAATTTTGGTATTTTTCAACAATCGTTTGCTATTAGCAATTTTTTCTGTTAATTTTTTTTCATATTTTTCATATAATTTTTGTTTGCTATTTAAACTAGCTTTTGTTTCATTGCTATAAAATAAATCTAATAAACTTTTAATTTCTGTTAACTCACAAACCAATAATTCTAAATGAACTTGTTGATATAATTTTAATTCGCTATTATTATATACTTTAATTTCATTTTTAGAAAAATTCATATTATTATTATTACTAACAATAATAATATTAAAATAATCAATTTTTATTTATTTTCTTTAAGTCCTTTTTTTATAATATATGATGCGCGGCTTTAAGTCCTTTTTTTATAATATATGATGCGCGGCTTTAAGTCCTTTTTTTATAATATATGATGTGCGGCTTTAAGTCCTTTTTT